AGCCACGCTTCCGAACCTCTTGCTGCACTTGACGAATAGCTTCATTTCGCTGAACTTCTGCTGGAGCTTCCAAAATACCTAAACTTTCAGCACCAGCTCTAGCTCCCATGCCAGCAAGACCGCCAAAGGCAGCGCCTAAGCGAGAGTACGGGTCTCTTCCAGCGTTAGAAATAGCTTCTGTTAACAACCGGGATCTTCTTGAGCCACGGCTTTCTGGCTGACTAAAAATACCGCCACCCATCAGACCACCTGATTGTGCATTACTAGATCCGCCTAGTAAGTTTCCTAAATCGAACAATCTTTCTGCCATGTCTATTTACCTATCAAAATGGGAAAGAGCTAAAAAGTCCAGTGTTTCTTCTAACAGACGGTGGAGGAGCAGCAGACCCTCCTTGAGAAATAGTCCTGCTGGCTATTCCTCCCCCACCGCTATTATCGCCCCAAAAACTGGCTCCCTGAACTTACTAGACTTGCAAAGAAATTGGCTTGGTTAGCATCTGCTTGTTGTTTAATAGCAGCAGTGCCTTCATCAGCTTGTAACTGTCTAGCACCAAACTGGCCGCCTAGTTCTGCCAAACCTAGAGGTGCTGCACCTAATTTTAATGCGCTACCTAACAGGCCTGTGCCTCTTTGAGCGGCTTGGTTCTGAGCTTGCAAAGCATTTTCAATTAACGCTTGGTTCTGAGCTTGTCTAAGTCCCTGAGTTTGTAGCTGGCCAGTAGTGCTTCCCAGCAGACCTTGGTTAAACAGACGCGACTCTTGTGATGCCTGCTGTCGTTGAAACTGCGGAGCAAGTTGACTGCTAAGAAAATTTAAAGCAGCCTCTGGACTAGCTGCTTGCTGAAATTGCCCAGGAATTTGTCCCAGTAAACCACTATATATTTGTTGCAGTTCAGGCGATAATTGTGCACTAATTTTTTGGTCTTGAGTTTTTGCACTACCTAATACAGAAGATACATTAAACGGCTGGTAATCAAGAGAATCTACAGATTCACTGCCCTCTACTCCAAATGCACCGCTAACTTTGTCGACTACGTCGCCCATTATACTCTCCTATCTAACCGATAGACTTCTCTTTCGATTCCATCACCGCAGAGAAATTCGTGATCTAGTTTTAACCCGTAAATACTCATAAATTTTTTTAGTTTCTTGTTGCTTTTTTCTGTTAGAACATAAAGCGGATTTTGGTGTAAGTCCATCAGTCTGTCTAAATCTTTTCCAAACTCTTCACGCGTTGTCTTGCTATACTTGTAAACATCAGCGTGAATAAAATTGGCAATGTTCTTGTAGTTCTCTAGCCAGATCGTGTAACTTTCTCTGTTGACTACAGGGACTTTACTTGGGATCATGCTTTAATAATATAGTTTAATGCTACGTTACGGGGACGAGTTTCGTCGCCACCTTCTGTTGAAGTAGATTCAGAAAACTGGTTTCCTTCGCCTCTATCACCTGGATTATTTGCGGCATCACCAGCGTTCTTCCTTTTCTTAAAGGTATGGCTATGCGCCCTAAACTCATCTGCCTGCTGGGAACCGAATGAACGGCCATCGTCTACACCGCGCCCGTCGTCCCAACCCCGAATAAACTCACCACGAAGATCAGGTAAGTTAAACGTAGTTGAACCGTTGCCTGATCCAAAAGTTTCTCCAATAGTGGAAAACAAAGCTGAATTGGTTGTTCTATTAACCTCTTGGCCATTACAAAAAAACCACCCGTCTGGCTCAGAAGTGCCAGCAAAAGCGTTTATTGTGCCGGGGGGAGACCCAAAAGAATCTACTTTTTTGCCACTGTCTTGTAACGTACCTGTAGCAGTAAACTGTGGCACATTGCCAGTAACAGCAGATGTAACCTTGTCAATTTTAGTCGTAGAGCTAGACGAGATATTGTTAAACTCGGTATCAATTTCTGCACCAGATACGATCTTCTGGGGATCGCCTGCTTGAAGCGTATCCTTAACTGCAAAGTTAACTGACTTATTGTAATTCGCCATTATCGTCTACTCCTGCGAGCAATTTTGCCGCCTTTAAGGTAAAGGTCAGCTTTCTGTATATTTAGTTCTGATCCGTTAATCTCTGTTTCTATGCCAAACTGTACTGATTTACCGCTGCCAGACATTCTGTAAAGAATCTGGCTAACAGGGTTAACCCTAGAGTATTCAGCTACAGTATACTCATCAATGCCGTATTCTGATGGATTAAGAAGGACTTCGATTGCATTATTCTCTGAATCAAAGGTAGTGGGCAAAAAGTCAAAGCCCCACTCAAAAGTAATTCTTGATGCGTAGCCACCTTTTACAGTAAGCACAGCTTGTTTAAAAATCTTAGTCGATGTGCCTGTTTGCTGGCCACCTGATTCCCAGCCAGTCTTAAACTGCATGTTGTAGCTTTCGCCGTTGTCTGTAAAGCCATCATACAAAGCAAGATAGCCAGGCTTGCCAATGTAAACATTGTCTTGTCTGTCTACAGCCAAAGCGGTTGGGTTAATATCATACCAAACAAAAACTCTAGCTTTGTTGTCTTGAGTAGTGTACCTAACGTTAAGGTAAAAAGTCACTTTAGATGTAGGAAATGTAATTAGGTAAAACCCATCATCTGCTTTGTAACAAGACTTAATGTTTTGTGCTGGTTCTGACAAAGAAAACTGTGACAAGAAGTCAGATACGTTATCTGCTAGGTTTGCTAGCGGCAAGGATCTGACATCACCGCCTGCTTGGATGTTACGGGCTAGTGAGATAACGCCCTCTTCACCAAGAAACAGGATGTCATTACCAATGTTCTGTATAGAGTCACGGGCAATGCATCCCGTATTGTTAATAATATCTACGATCTTTAGCGAAGTGTTTGGATCTTCGCCTCCAGCAAACAAAACAATTTGTTTACGACCAAAGATAACAAGGTAGTTGTTAAACTCTTGCAAGCCAATGATTTCATCTGTGCCGTTAGACCAGACAGTGTACAAGTTGATCGTACCTGATGATCCGCCTGTTAATGTGTCCTCTTGTAGCAGGTCTGAATATCTAATAGTCTGGCCATCGCCTTCAACGTACCAAACTCGTCCCCATGCTGATAATGCCTCAATAGGATCTGCAATGGCTACATCAAAACTAATATCAGCAAAGTCACCGCCGTCAGTCTTAACAATCGGGTTATGCCCACCTTGCACACCAATAACCTTGCCGTTAAAGTTAGTAAACTTCCAGTTATCAGCGGTCGGTGTGGCTGTGCCTGTTACGTTAGTTACAGAAGCAGTGCCTTCGTAGATCTCGTTACCAGCAGACCAGATGATTCTGCTAGTGTTACCGTTGTCAATGTACTCGTGGATTGTTCTTAGATCAGGCTCACCTGCAAGCTGCTCTACACCAGCAAACGGTTGCCAACCCTGTCTAGCAGCAATCGTGCCTTGGTTAGACAAAGCACAGTTTCTAGTAGTAAGGCAAAACTGGGGGCCAATCTCTAGCCCTGCTAGCTTTGTGTTAAGACCGAGCGCCCCGGGCCCTACAACTGAAAATGGTGTTAATAACTTAGCCATTCTACACTACAAAAAAGTTAGCTTCGTCAGAAGTATTATTGTTATCCCATGAGATAGCATCAGAAAGCGCGTTTGTGTAATCACGGAAAGCTAGGTCTGACAGATAGCCTTCGTCTTCACCGCGCTCATAAATAGCTCTGGACCACGCGCCAAATGTAATAGGCTGCGAAGGGCACTGAATCTGTGTTGAATCATCTGAGCCATCAGTAGCTAAGTCATCCTGTGGGATAACTACGTCAAAGTTAATTGAGTAAACTTTGTCAGGAATTGGGTAGAAGTCTACAATCACATCCCCATCATCACTAAACCCATTAAACTCAAACCACTGTGGCTGGTTCTCTGTAACATCATCGTGGTTTAGCTGTCGGGACATCCAGCGAGTGCTGGGTGATTTCTGTAGGTAGACATCTTCTGTGTCATTAAAAACAGACGGACGGTGAGCGTAATCGTAGATTAGACGAAAACGCTGACCGCTGCCGTTAAGCTCATATCTAAACGTACTCTGCTCAGTCTCAACCTGAATAGTGCTCTTTAGGTGCGTCCAGTTCCAAGCATCCTCTACCTCTCTTTTTGCGTCGTTAACAAATGTGCCGATAAGACGCGCATAAGCGTTATCGTTAACTGATGTAACCTCACGCTCTCTCAAGCGTCTTAGAACAGAGTTTACTACGGAGAGGTAGGTAGCCATTATTATTCCTCAGTTTCGTCTGTGTACGTCTTCTTTGGGCGTCCTACGGACTTCTTTGGTTCAAACTTTTTGTAACGCTTTACCCGCCAAAGATTCTGCTCCCAGTGGTCTTCTGTGACTTCAAAGGTATTGCCGGTTTCCGTATCTTCAACTGTAATCATAAAGACCTCTTGTTAAGAAGCTAGGGGGAGACTTGCTCCCCCAGCTTGTATCACCTACCTACTATTAGGAAGGAACAACTGCTACAACAGCAGCGTCGTCACGCAACTCCTGCACACCGTAGAGCATATCTACAGTGAGGAGGTCGCCGAGGTATTCCTGCTTGTACTGAGTCTGTACGCGAGGAGCAACCTGAGTGACGAGAACCATTGCGCTCTCGTGGAACATGCCAGCGGCACGGTAAGTAGTGCTATCGTCATCAGCAGTCACCGTTGGGGTGTTGCTTGAAACGTAAACTTCTACACCGTAAATGTTGCCAACACGACCGTTGCGGATGCTGTTCTGAGCACCAACTTCACCAACAAACGCCTGCTCGGTGAAACGCTCGATGCCGAGAAGGTTATTCTTCTCAACAGGAGGAATAACGAGATAACGCTGTGACATCGGAACGTCAGCATCGTCTAGCGTCTGAATCATCTGGCGAATACCGGCATCAGTAAGGGCAGCGCCGTTACCGCTGTTGGTGTTAGCTGAACCATCATACGCCGTGCTACCGTCTGAACCAATAACAGCGCCGCTGTAAGCAGTGCCGCCCTGGAAGCCAGCGAAAAGAGCACCAAGATCGGTGTCAGCACGCTTTGACAGAGCATAACCAGCATCATCAGTGTAGAACTGACGAAGGCTGTTTAGGGCCTGAGTAGCAACGATGTCTTCGATAAGACGGCTGTACTCAAAGTGCTTGTCGATGTTGACCTGTACTTCGCCCTCAGTGTTGCTAATGAGCGTGACCTGATTCTCTGCGGTCTTCTGGTTGGCATCGCCACGGACAGGAGCAGGGATGTGAATAACATCGCCCTTCTTGCCCTGATGGTTCATGTTCTTAACAAGGTTTGCTAGAACAAGGTTCTGTTTAAATGCTGCGATTACTTCGTCACTCCAAACCTCTGGGACAAAAGTTGCCGCAGCGGTTGAGGTAACGTGATTACTACCTAGTGCCATGATTAAAATCTCCTACGATTCATTTAACTCTCCCCTCAGAATAAGCCTGCATAATTTCATCCTGCATGGACATATACCTTTGGGGATCTTGCATTTTCATTTTGATAAGGTCAGCACGTCTGTAGACTTTCTTAGTTCCCTTATTGCGATTGCCGGTGCCCTCAAGTGTCGCTCTCTTACGAGCCTCCTTGTTGGCCTTGCCGCCATCATCGCTCACTTCTTCTGCACTGCCAGATCCGCGTACTGCTTTGTAAAGGTCAAAGAGTTCGTTAGCAGCCTCATAGTCAAACTGATCTGCCTTCTGGGCAAGCTCAAGTCTGTACTTAGACTCGCCTACAAAGTCCTTAAACCCCTGCTCCTGAGTCAAGTCCTGATAGTCAGGGTGTTTCTGCACGAAAGCCTCGTGCGCCTGCTCTCTGTCCTTGCTCGAAAGCTGCTCCTTTAGCTGCTTAACCTCTTGTGCGAGGCTAGAGTTCTGGAGGTACTTATCAGTCGCTTTCCTGGGTGAGGAAAACCAATCATCGTCTGACAACACTTCCTCTTCTTGAGAGGCCACGCGCTCCGTGTTGTTCTTTTTCTGCTGGATTTCTAGCTGTAGAAGCTCGTCTGTAAGTTTCCTAAGCTCTCCGACTTCGTTACCTTTACGACCATACTCTTTTTCAAGATTCTGGTACATATCAACAACGTCATCAAATGACTTGTTCTGAAACTTCTCAGGAACACGAGGTTCCTCTGCTGCCTGCGGCTCCGATACTTCTAAACCTTCGGTATCCTCTGTTTGATCTACCATCGGGTCTACAATCTCTTCGCCTTCTGCTGCTTCTGCTTCTTTTGGCCGATCCACTATTCTATCGTTCATCTAATATCTCCTGCCTTATGACAATGAAAAGGGTTGTAGGAGTGAATTTAATCAAAGCGTTAGAGCTATTCTCCAGCCC